ATCACGAAATTCTGAAAGGTTCTTAAAAATTATTTCTTCCATCTTGTTCTGTTTTTAGTCTAACATAAATAACCAGACAACCGCAATTGATCACATTGCCTGCTGAAGCCGACGGATCATGCGGGTACATCATTCTGTCAGTAATTCCTGTATTCGGATCGGTAACGATGAACGGTTCATCTTTAGGTATCTCAACACCTGTGTCCATCGCAACATGCCAATCGCGAGGGTCTTTCGCACCGCGATGTATCCACAATTTGCCAATCGGTATATCAGTTTGTGCTGCCCAATCTTCTGCCGACTTCGCTTTTGCGATGTTTATCGCATTGCCTGCTTCAGTTCTCGCGATAACTCTCGCCCTTCTCTTGCCTGCAGCACCTCCCATCACGTTCATGATCCGCTTCGAAAATTCTGATCTCGTTTCACCGATCGACGTGCTTGCGATCGTTTCCTGCATCAGAAGCTCACGTGTCGTGTCGTCAATGCCGACTACCTTGTTTACCAATGTAGCCAAAATATAGTTTTCGATCCACTGCGACCATGCCGGCATGAAAAATCTTTCCTTCTTCTTAATAACGTTTCCGTCTAATTGCTCCCACTGCCTCGATAAATAATCTTCCAACGTAACTCGATAAACCTTTTCAAGTGCTTCACCAACCGCATTACCTACTATATTGAAATCGATCCACATCTCGGCATTCTTTTTGAACGCTTTCAATACTTCTTTTGCAAACAACCTTTCATAAGTTGCCTGCCTGCGGCTTTCTATCTGTATGTAACGCGTAAGTCTCATCTTTAAATCTGTATATCATCGACGTTATAATCAGATAACGGGATCATGCCTTGCTGTACGAACACCTGATTTGCATATTCTTCGTCAAGCTCATCGCTTCCCAACATCACACGTACTTCATTGATCGTGTGAGTTTTCAAATAGGCATCGGTTTGATCAGCTGTTAGCCTTAATTCTTCATACGACGAAAGATCGTAATCGATAACGTAATTCTTTTTATCGCGTACTTTAAACGGTTCAACAAGCCATCTGTTTAGCTTGTCTTCTTCGGTTGATAAGTAAGGCAATATAACTTCCTTTACAAACCTTTCACTTGCCGCCTTCATGTTCTGATAAGTCGGGTTCGGATCGAACAACGTAGCTGGAACTCCCCATAAATCGCATAACTTGTAACCTGCATGATCAAGTCCCTGTATGATGTTCAACGCATCAGGTGACAAACCGATGTGCGTATATTGAAGCGGCATTGCACTTACAACTATCTTGTTTCTGTTATCAGCTCCGTGTATTTTAGTTTCTACCGTTGCCTGCGTCTTGTCTACCTGATCAGGCGTCAACCACAATTCAGGATTAGGGTGATTAGGTGAAATCAAACCTTTCGCTCCTTCGTTCTCAACCGACTTAACCCAGCTCTCAATAGCAGTGTCGTCAAGCTTCAAATATTTCAAACCTGCCAACAACGGCGACAATCCTCGAAACTGACTATATTTCGCGTCGAACAACGGGTTCGGCATCTTCATGTGAAGTATGTCGTTCATGTCGTCGCCGAGAAAATCTCGATACTTTCCGTTCAACAAATTCATCCTCCAGCCTACCAACTTTCCGTTATCGATGTGCATGTTCATCAGGTGCGCAGGGATAACATGAAGCGACAATGCACAATTGTCGTCGCCAGCTTCTCTATAAATGAACGCTTCTCCTTGTACAAAATAGAAAATTCTTACAAGAGTGATAAACTCACGCCATATTTGCTCCGCGTTCGGCTTCTTTAATAGCATCGACAAATCGAGGTTGTCAGGTGCGTAATCAAGTGCTTTGTGTATCTCGAGACGATGTTCTGCAGCACCAAAGGCCGTGTCTCGCGATCCTTTCGTTGTCAAATATCGTTTCGATTTAACTCCTTGTTTATCGACATAAACGTAAGGAGTTGCAACGTTTGCCTTGTCGATTATCTTCTTCACAATGCTATAAATTTCTGCGTTCGACGTGTAACCGTTCTTTACGAAGTCTTCAGCGTTGTAACTGTACCAAACGACAGGGTTACTCCCGATAACTGAAGCATAAAACGCTTGCAACTTCTTAACGTTATCCGTCTTTTTCTTTCTTGTAAACAGTCCCATCGATTTTTTACTTTATAGCAAATTTGAAATTGTGTTCTGGAGAAATAGCATATCGGAATGCGTCAACTCCGTGATTATACGCGTCGATCGGCTTGTTCGTAGGCTTGCCGTCCTTGTCAACCGCCCAGCAATAATTGCGAAACTCCTTAATCAAATTCGTGCTTCGCTTCGTTACATAGATCGGCTTGCTTTGCAGCTTGTCGATACCTACTCGTATGCTGTCAGCTCCCTTTTTTGCAGGCTTAACGTTGAAACCAGCGTTGTGCATCTCTTGAATGCTTTTTGGTTCTGCACTGTCAGCAATGATTTCGTCATAATCTTTTCTTATTCCTAATTGCTCCATCAATCTTACAATGTCGCGGTTTAATAGTCCTGTTCTGTAAATCAGTTCGTCAACATAGAACGCTTCATGTGTTTCAATAACTTTTACCAGCGCAGTCGGATCGTTTGAGAAACCATAGTCCAAACCGTAAACTCCATCTCCTTCAGGCATAACATCGATTTGCTGCCAATTGCTGAATATTACGCCTTCACTTATTCCATATTCACAATCAATGTGAATTCGTTTGAAATTCTTGTCTCGCTTTGCACGCGTTGCGATCCTGTTTTTCTCTGTTTCAGGCAGGAAAGGATTATCCAAATAATTCGATTTAATTACTATCGTGTCGTTGTAATTCATCAGCCAATCCTCAAGCCAAAACTGAGACGTCGGATTGAAGTCTCCGATAACGTTCTCCGATCGTCTTGCCAATTCATCCCAAACATCCTTTTTCAATGAATTGACCTCATTACCAAATAAATAATCACGCCTTGCACCTAATGCCTTATCTATCCTGTCAGCCGAAAAAAACTCGATAATTGAACCTGTCGGTGCGGTCCATCTCGACGTTGATATGTTCCAACTCGATTTACCCCACAATCCTAAAGGCTTGCAAACATTTGATAAAATCCTTATTGCTCCGATGTCAAGGTGGGGTTTGGATTCTGAAACGATGGTAATGATTAAATCCTTAAATTTTAGTGCTATGAAGAATAAAAACAGGACAATATCATAGGTCTTGCCTGAACCAGTGCCACCCCTGTGAATGATAATCTTGTAACCATCCTCAAAGGCTTGTTTGGTTTTATGAAAGATTGTGCCTGTCTTTATATCAACGTCAACATCCATATCCATATTACTTATTATTTGAATTGTCAACAAAATTAATTGTCATACCGCTACTCCCATCAAATTTATTCTCAACATACTGCTGGTTTAATAAACGATGCTCCTCTGGAGTGCAAATCAACCTGTACAATGCAAGCAATTCAGCCGCCTTGTTTGACCTGAATAATTTGGCCCTTATCGATGATTTTGTTCTAATTTTATTCGCCTCCAACAGTTCCCTTAACTCTGTATGCTCTTTCTCATCAGGTCTGAAATATTCATAAAATGTGGTAGGATGGCACGGCAAGAAAGCAACAACATCACTAAAAAAGAATAAATTATTATCCTTTATAGCTTTTTTTGCCTGCTCGAATAAATCTTCCTTGTTGTATATTTGTGCCATGATTATTTTAAATTAGAAAACAATCCATATCTGCATAAATCAGCATAAATAGGCTCATCAAGCCTAAATTTGCCGATAAGGTCAATTGGTGCAATATCCAATACCTCGCTGTGAAGGAGATTATTTATTTCATCCCAAATTGCAACCGTAATGCTCTTGCTCCCTATGCTGCATTCAATTCCGCATTTTGCATAATTAACCCCGTTATTCGTAACATAATTAAGAGCAACTTTACGTGCATACAAGTTTAATGTTAAATCAGCCTTTGTGCCATCCTTTGTCCATGGAGACCCACCGCCAATATTGCAGTTCCCTCCATAAAAGTCAACAACAAGCTTCCTTCCAGTTGTTCCACAATCTCCCATTGACGAGTGCTTTATATATCGCCCTGTGCCATTAATAATAAGATCATAATTCCCATTTATGGTATCCCTTACGATTTCAGTAACTTTGTCTGTGACATCTTCCATCATAGGAATTGCAACAATAACTTTTTTTACGGCGCAACCATTAAACACTACCTGTGTCTTAATATCAAGGCCTGCAATCTTGCTATCATATAAATTTGTGCATATTTTTTTTGCAAGGAAGTGGTCTTCTGGCATATATCCTGTTTTTGGATTATTAACCGCCATGCCGAACATAATGCCTTGATCTCCCCATCCATTATTGTCAACACCTATTGAAATATCGCGACTCTGCTGTGATATATATTTGTTTACTAATATCAACTCTGGATTTATAACATTCTCGTTCCCCCAACGTGCTGCATATTCTTCCGTATAACCAATCTGACATATAGCATCTCTCACCCATACATCATAATTAGTGTGTGCTGTGGTTGTAACCTCACCA